GATGATTATTATGTTTCTGGACTAGGATATATACAAGTCTATCAAGACCCAATGATGGATATGGGAAAAGGTGAGGTTTGTATGCATGACCTTGACCCATTAGATGTTTATGTTGACCCTAATAGTCAGCATAGATTTTTTGATGATGCAGAGAATATAGTAGTCTCTAGATTGTTTACAAAAGACCAAGCTAAAAAACTTTATCCTATGTATAAAAAGGATATTGAGAAAGCAAATAGTGAGCAGGACTTTAATGCTCCAGAGACAGGTAGAAATTTTGATGGTAGTGTCCAGTTTCCAGAAGATGTTGGAACTTTAGACAATACTAATTATGTAAGAGGATATGAAAGATATTATAAATGTCATATCCCTGAATATAGGATTTTTGAAAATTTTAGTGGAAAAGAAGAGCTTTTAGATGAAGATAAGTTTAATGAGTATGTTCAGAAATCTGCTTGGATAATAGAAGGCAGTATAATAACAGACGAAAGGCAGGCTCAAGCTTTACTTCAACAGCTGCAAGAGCAAGAAAAATTAAGACAATTAAGAGATTCTGTTGGAATGGAAGCTCAAATGAAGCAAGCAGGATTAGGCGCTGAAGCAGAAGTTCCTACAGTAGAGCCTAGACAAATTCAAGCAGAACAAGTATCTTTTGCGGAGTTAATAGAGCAAGGATTAATAGAAGTTGTAAAAGTTTTGTCTACAAGAGTGCATCAGTGTGTAATTATAGGAGATAAACTCTTATACAAAAGAATATTACCTATAGACCAGTATCCTATTGTTCCTTTTGTTAATATCCATACAAGAACTCCATATCCTGTAGGAGATGTAAGGCTTGTAAAAGGAATGCAGGAATATATAAATAAAACAAGGTCATTAATTATAGCACATGCAACAACTAGTACGAATACAAAAATACTTGTTCCAGAAGGGAGTGTGGATATGGCTGAATTTGAACAGAAGTGGGCTCAGCCTGGTGTTGCTATTTCTTATGACCCAACCGATGGTGCTCCGATGCCTGTTCAGCCTTCTCCGCTACCTAATGAGCTTTATCAAAATGAGATGACTGCAAAGAATGATATAGACCATCAGTTAGGTATATATGAAATGATGCAAGGAAATACAGCTGCTGCTCCTCAAACTTATAAAGCTACCATTAGTTTAGATGAGTTTGGTCAAAGAAAAATTAAATCGAAACTTGCTGATATTGAGGCAGGTTTAACAAGAGTAGCACAAGTTGCTATACCTTTAATGCAGCAACTATATACTACTAAAAAAGTATTTAGAGTTGTTCAGCCAAATAACTCTTTAAGTGAATATACAATAAATCAAAAATTAGTTGATGATAAAACAGGAGAGATAAAGATTTTTAACGATATGACAGTTGGTAAGTATGATGTAATATGTATAGCAGGCTCAACACTTCCAAGTAATAGATATGCGGAACTTGAGTTTTATAAAGACGCTTATCAAATGGGTCTTATCGATAGACAAGAAGTTCTTAAGAAAACAGAAGTGTTTGATGCTGAGGGTGTTCAAGAAAGAATGGATACTATTGGAAAACTCAATCAAGCTCTTAAGCAATCTCAAGAAGAAATTAAAAAACTTAAAGGTGACTTGCAAACCAGAGATAGAGAAGCTGTTAACTTACGCAAGAAGATAGAAGTCGAGAAGTTTAAAGCAGACCTTGACAAAGTTAGTAGCAAATCTTCTGCTGCAAGCACTTTATATGAAAAACGTCTTGATGACGTACTTTCCACCGTTAAGCAAAAGGTCACAGACCAGCTTAGCTCAACAAAAGAGCCTCAACCTTCTTCTGGTGGGAAGAAGCAGGCTAAAAAACAGGAGAAAAGATAATGGTAGATAATCAAGGAACGGATACCTCTCAAGCTGCAAATCCATTGTTTGACGAAAGTGTATTTAGCGATACACCAGCTCAACAATCTGCACCTGAAAGCTCCACACAAGATAATACATTAACTCCAACCGATGCGTTTACAGAAGCATCTGGAGAAGAGGCCCCTAAAGAGGCACCCTCAACACAGGAAACACCTCAACCTTTAGAAGCTAAGAATGATAATACTCGTTTTGAGTATTGGCAATCTCAAGCAGCTAAAAGGGATAATGAATTGAAGCAAGCGCAAGAACAATTGCAACAATATCAGCAACAAATGAATGTACCTCAACCTCAGCAAGCAATGGCTCCTGAGGAACAAGTACAAGAGGAATTTCCTCCACCTCCAGAAAAACCTGTTAAACCACGAAACTTCAATAGGCAAGAAGCTTATGAAGATTCTAGTAGTGAATCTGCTAGATATTTAGATGAAGTTGATGAATGGCGAGATAATATGGACGAGTATAGTACATTGAGAAGTCAATATGAAACTGCTTTAGTTCAAGAGAATATGCAGCAAATGCAGTCTCAGCAACAAGAAGCTGAAAGAGTTAGGCAAGCTAGGATACAACAAGCAAATCAAATGCGTGAAGTGTCTGAACTTGTTCAAGGTCATTATGGTATGTCTCAACAAGAAACTCAAGAGTTTATCAAAACTATGTCAGACCCTTCATCTATTACGGTAGATAATTTGGTACAACTGTATAGGCTACAAAAAGGTCAAGCAGTAAATCCTGCGACACCGCAGACTGCTCAACCTTCTGAAGCTTTTCAGCAAGCTCAAAGAGCTCAACAGGTTCCACAACCAATGGGAGTGCAACCTACAGCTGGAAACAATCAAGCCCCTGCAGAAGACCAAATTATGGACAACATGATATCGGATTTTAAAAGTAAAAATCCTTGGTAAACTCCCGTATGGGGCACTCACCTAGAAGGCTAACAAGCAGTTGATAGGATTGGGTGTAAAAGATAGGTAGGAACGCATTATGGCAGACCAATATTCTACAGGAATATCAGCTGGTATAAACTCTAGCGTATCTTTAGACAATAATAGACGTAAGTTTAATTTTGGCGAACGTGTTGCAGAGCTTGCTCCCCAACAATCTCCTTTTTTCGTTTATTTAAATAAAGTGGCTAAAAAACCAACAGATGACCCTGTATTCAAGTTCTTAGAACAAAGACATCAATGGCAAAGAAGAAATTTCCAAACTACTGCAGCTTTTGAAAGCTCAGCAGCTGGTGCGGCATGGACTTCTGGAACAGCAAGTACAACAAACTATTCAACAGTAGCAGGTAATTTTAGTGATGACGATGTTACAGTTGACTGCGGATACGACGCATATGGAAATATCTCAGCAGGAAGTACTTGTCCATTTTTACAAGTTAATACAATGGTAGCAATTGAAGGTAAATTTGCTTCAGATGGCTCAAATTATAACACAGATATAATAGCTAACTATTATGTTGATACTGTTGATTCGGCATCTCAAGTTCATTTAACTTTCGTTGACTGCTATGGAAAAGATGGTACAACTATTACCACAACATCATCCTCAAAAATTAAACTTGAAGATAATGCTAAAGGACAAGTAGTTGGAACAACTTATCAAGAGGGTGACACAGTTCAAGCTTCTTGGAAAGACAGTCTATATGATAGAGAAGGATATTGTCAAATATTCAAAACTCCTATTGACTTATTTTCAGGAACTGCTATGGCAACTCAGTATAGAGGCGTACAAAATGAATATCAAAGAGTATGGCAAGAAAAGTTGATGGAGCATAAAATGGACATTGAACATGCTATGTTGTTTGGAGTAGGTAGATATGGTACCGAAACAAATAACACAACTCAAGGCAATACTAGAAGATATTCATGGGGTATAATGCCTTATGTCTCTAAAAATGGTAAGGTTTATGGAATGAGCTATTCATCTTCAGGATATGACGCATTTTTAGACGCAATGGAAGATTTCTTTGCGCCTGAAAGCGGTAATTCTGGAAATAAATTAGTTCTAGCCTCAAGAAAAGTTATTACTTATTTAAATAAATTAGGTAGTGGCGGATTCTTGAATAATTCGGTAGGCTCATCTCAATATCGATTAGACATAGAAAATATCCCAGGTTCTTTTGGGCATACAGTAACAAAAGTAAATACTATATTTGGTAATTTACATTTTGTAGCTGAGCCTTTATTAAGAGGTCCTTGGGAAGATATGTGTATTGCAGTTGATATGAAAAATGTAGCATATCGTCCACTTGTGGGTAATGGTGTTAGTCGAGACACCTTCATTGAGACAAATATTCAAAATAACAATGTTGATGGCAGACAAGATGTTGTCATAACAGAAGCTGGTCTTGAAATTAGTCTTCCTGAAACTCATGCAATATTAAGCTGGTCTTAAGTAGGAGGTAGATTATGGGATGGAAGAAAACACAAGCTGGTAGCTCTATTCTACTAACAGAAACAGTTACTATAGCTGATTCTGGCGGTGCAAATGCAACATATATACCAACATCAATTATTCCTAATGATTTATTGGAATGGGAAGATAAGAAGTTTGCTGTTACTTTAAAAGTTACAGAAACTTCAGCAACTGATGGTGATGTTGATGCATATGTACAGACTTCTCCTAATGGATTAACAACAGGAGATGTTGTAACACCAGGTAGTGGGGCTCATCCAAATTGGATAAATTCAGT